TCCTGCCTGGATCGTGACAGGCAGGGAGCCAGTGCTCGAAACTGTGACCGCCGAGCCAGCTTGCAGAGTGACCGGAAGAGATCCCGTCGACGTGACGACGACAGAACCGACGACGGGCAGAGAGCCCGTGCTGGACACCAAGATCGATGCGCCCGACTGCAGGGTGACGGGAAGGGAGCCAGTCGACGTGACAGTAACTGTTCCTCCCGGCTGCAACGTGACAGGCAGCGATCCCGTGGTTGAGACAGTCAGTGATCCGCTGACTGCGAGCGGGTTGCCGGCATTGATGGCATTGCCGTTCACATCGTAGAGAATCACTGCGGGGCTTTGAACGCTCATGTCATTGTCCTTGTTCTGCTGGTCTCAAACACGCCTGAGTAAGTAATACTGTCGAGAGAAGATGACACAATTGTCACGCCATCGACGTCATAGACGCGGTTCAAGATGGTACCGATCGTCTTGTTGGGATTGTACGTCACGTAAGTATCGATGATCCTCGCAGTTCGAGAAGAGTCTGTGTACCAGATGCTCGCCGTCGGAAATGGAGGAGGACCAGTGTCGCATACTGCGTTCGGCCCGAATGACTCATACGGCCCATCTGGCGCAAGGTGGATCAGCTGCCTCATGCCAGCATGTGACGCTGACGTGAAGGGCACGGTCTGGGAAATCAAAATTGAGCCGTTTGAACGTGAAGTTACACTGACTCCGGCTCCAGCGACGATGTATGACGTTCCATCGACTAGCTTTGTTAGCGAACCACTGATACCCCCAGCACCCTTTACAGGTCCCGTGAAAGTAGTTCCACTGACAGTTGCTACAACAGAGTTGTCAATCGAAAGCGTAAAAGACCCACCCGGCCCTGTATCAGAGCTTCCCAGACCATTTCCTGCAAGCATTCTTCTGTCATTAGGGAGCGAACCCGTGACCGACAGAACGATATACGCTGCATTAGGATCTGCTCCGCCACCGCCTACGGAGATAACGTTTGTTACATTGACAATGGGTGCAGAGCCAGAAATGAAGAACGGGTTGACTGCCGTTCCTACCTGGCTACCCGAGACGTCTATGAGCACCGCTGTCGGATTGTGACTCATGGACTGGTCCTCGAGCGCGACACTTCAAACGCGCCGTTGTACAGTATGTTGTCGGTCAAGGATTCGACCGGCGTCACACCATCCAGATCGAACGCCACCCACTGCACGCTGCTGGGAGCCTTGTTCGGGTTCCTCGTGATGTTGGCCTGGACGATCTTCTTGGTCCTCGAGGAATCAGTCCACCAGATGCTGGCAGTGGGAAACGGCATGGGACCCTCGTCCTCGATTGCTCCTTCAAACCCCACCCATGGTCCTCCGCCCTGTGCTAGGTGGACTAGCTGGTGGAGGCGCTCATGGTCGTAGGCAGACATTCCCGACGACGCCGACAGCGTCTTGATGATGCCCTCCTCATAGAAGCGAAATCCGCTACCCGTGAGGTAGAAGATCTCGCCGTTCTGCGTCGGCAGCGTTCCAGTGGGAATGAGAAGAAGGGCTTCGTCAATCCTCTCTCCCGGAAAGTCGTCGGGTGTCCTAGCCATGTAGGACTACATATCGAGTCTAGGCCGTTGTCTTCTTGCGCTTTTTGGGCTGGGCTGGAGGATCAGAGATCGACTGGTCGATGGAGCTCTTCTCGGGCAGAAAGCCCACGGGCCGTGTCTTCAGGTCTTGAGGCTTCTGGGCCTCGAACGCCACGACCTCTGCGAGCTTGGACCTCTCGGCATCCCAGGCTGCTTTTGCCTCGGCGACCGCCTTCTTCATCGCCTCAGCAGCACCGTACGCCGCAAGTCGCTTGGCCTCCGTGTCCTGAAAGAGTTGCTTGACTAGCTCCACGCACGCCGAGATGTAGGAGTTGGCGCACTCGCCCTCCTTGAGCGCGATCTTGCCCGTGGTCGTGTCCTCTCGAACCTTTGCGCGGTACTCCTCCAGCCGAGCACCCGCCATGGCAAAGCCCGTCTTGACAGCGTCAAAACGAACCACCTCACTCTCGTATGCTTCCTTGACGTTCTCCAGGCGGTTGCCCATCAGAAACGTCGCAGCCACTCGCCCCTCGTGAAAGTCGCTCATGGCCAGATTCTACTGGGCCCGTTAGCTCGAGAACAGCTCCATCGTGATGATGGACCCGCTGCGGATCTTCATTGGGAACTTCAGGTCTCCGGTCGTCGGAGACGTTCCAGGGTACACGTCGTTGGAGTTCGTGGAGTCAGTTCCTGGGTAGAGGAGAACACCGTTCAGGTAGATGTTCATGTTGTTCGTGAAGCTCTTGCCCGTGTAGTTGAGCAGCGGAGCATCGAGGTTCGTCGGGTATGTGACGTTCGTGTTGGGAGCGATGCCAGCTCCACCAGTCGTAGTACCCGCCTGAGCTCTGCTTCTTGTCAACGAAGCTCCCGACAGAGAGTTGGACAGGAACGTCATAGCTCCCAAGAGAGAGCGTGCTCCGAACGCAGAGTAGAAGTTGCTCCACTCAAGAGATGCTGTAGCAAGAGGAATCAGTCCTGATGGGTAGGTCGATGAACCACCGAACCCGTCCCCAAAGACCACCTGACTTCCACCCGACAGGACAAGGTTGCTGCCGCTCGCAGCTCTCACTGTCAGTCCGGCGACCGAGTCGATCCATCCCGGTGTCACTCCCAGGTTGATCTGTGTGGAGCCCGTGGCGACCGACACACCTTGCTGGAATGAAGTGGGTAGCGTGCTAGAGACTGACAGCTTAGTCAGGTTGAAGACCAGCGTGTTGGCTCCTGCTGCGAGGGTCCACAGTGGTGTGGTGCCGCTCAGGAACGTCCACGAAGAACCCTGACCGAGCTGGATGTTGGTTCCCGCTGTGTCGGTGACTACCGTCGCGCCCTGGTTGGTGATGGCTCTCTGGAGCGTGATGTCGCTAAGCGAGACCATCGTGCCGGTGAACGAGGGCGGCACGTCGATGAAGATGTTGTCAGACAGATAGGCATCCTCTGGCAGAGAGGACAGTGCGGAGCGCTTGACGTAGGAGTAGTTGAGGACTCGGCCACCCACATCGATCGCATTTGCTGCCACGAGCGAGGACGTTCCCAGCACGGTCGCCTCATACACGAAGGAGATCTGGGTTCTCTTGGTGGAGTCATTGAAGGCGTCACCAGAGACCGTTCCAGACTCTGCCTGGAGGAGACCGAAGATCTCGTTGATTCCCACGCTAGACGTCAGCGCCTGATGAGTGAAAGCGTCTCGAACCAGGACGAGGTTCTTGGGAGTGAGAACCGTCGTGCCGCTGACGATCGCATTTGACCAAGCACCGTAAGTCGTGCTGGCCAACATCGTTCCCGTAGAGTATCCGACGGGCTCGTTGACGACCGCATAGTTCGCCGGAGCAGTGCCGAGAGACACGCTCAGCAAAGCGTAGTTGGATCCCGTTCCCACTGAAACTGTGTTCAGGATTTGGGAGCGGTAGAGGAACCTGTGCTGCTCCAGGTTCTTGAGGTCTGCGCCCAGCGTGTTGACACCCCTGCTAGGGAACGTGCCGTAGACTCCCGTCACCGAGGGAACGGCGTCATACCACGAGCCCGACACGCTGGCCCACAGGAGCTGCCTGACTTGGGTCCTGATCGCGTTGAGATCGTCCTCGACTGACGTGGATCCCGTCTGCAGGCCAATGCCCGTCGCTAGGGAGTCATCGTAGTAGTCTGAGTGAAAGATCTGCGTGGGCTGGTCAACGAAAGTTCTGGCCATAGTTCAACTCCGCAGAGCTAACTATGGGACCCTGCTCGATTTGTTGGCTCAGTACGGGTACGTTGCTAGGATGTTGCTACCGCTTCTGGGCGGAACAGAGAGGCTCACAGCTCCTCCGGCGAGGGTGTAGTCACTGCCAGCGCCTTGCAGCTGGAGAACGCCATTCACGAAGAACATGAGAGCGCTAGATGGCACAGGAGAGTGAGCCAGACTGAACGTGAAATTCGACCCGTCGGGCACTCCACTCGGCACCTCCATCCAGGACATCTGTGCCGTGGGAGTCGTGACCGCCGTGATGACGAGCGTGCCGCCCGGCCCGTTGTCGACGATGGAGATGCCAGCACCCGCCTTGAGAAGCCTCGCACTGGGAGGAACAGGTCCGGCAGAGCCACTGACGATCACCCAACCCGAGTCGAGGACGTAAGAGTCTAGGTCGGCGTGAGGGACCGTCCCAGCATTTGCTAGCTCGCTGTGGTCATCTACGACCCGGTATGCCGTCATCCTACGTCCATCCTAATGTCGCACTATACTCCGTTCCACGAGCCAAAGAGAGCTGCGCGGCCCTAGGACTGGTGCTCCCAGAGACGCGCAGAATATTCTCAGAAAACTGGCTGGTGGTTTACACCCAAGGTTTTTCCTCAAAGTCCGGGCAGTCCCCGGGACGGCCTAAATAGGAGGACTCGACCAATTTGGATGTCAGTAGAACGTGCCCAGGAAGTCCTCGTTGTGGTCCCAGAGCTCATCCCAGTCCTCGAGCTCTCCAACGATGCCCGCTGCGAGGCTGATCTGTCGGTGATCCTTTCCGTCGACCAGGTCGTGAAACGCCTGGATGGCGAGAGCAGAACCCGCTTCTCGGAAGGCAGCGGCGTGGACTCCGACGTCCATCACCTCGTGCGGTCCCTTGTCCTCGTACGTGTACGAGCCGAACTCCTTGATGCCCGCCTTCATGTCATTGATGGCCGACCTCGCCAAGTCGCCGGGCGCAGTCTTGGCAGCGACAACAGTCTTGGGCCTCGAAGCCAATTTCTTGGCCTCCCGAATGACGGCATCGGCCACCGGCCGTCGAGCCTCGACCTCGTCCGACGTGCCCTCTGCCTCGAGGAGACGCTCGACGAGGTCGAACGGAATCTTGACGCTGATCGTTTTCATTCCTTGTTCTCCGCGAGGTACTTCTTCCCCGCCTTGACGACCTTGGGATCCACGTCGGAGGCGTCACGGGTCCGGCAGTACACCGGGAACCGGACCTTGCCGTCGGCCGACAGACCGTCAGCGGTCATCGGGTCGGGCTGGCCCTCGACCTCGACGATGAGGCCGAGCCAAGCGTCCGGATCGAGGTCGATCTCGGCCTTGAGCTTGTCGGTGAAGCCGCCGCCCACCTTGGTGACCACGCCGTTGGGAAGGACGACGTTGAAGCCGCCCCACATGCCCTCACGCTTCGAGCCTCGACGACCCTCATTGTGTCCCACGACCACGCCCTCGAAGGTCTGAATGGGCTTGAGCTTCTGGACCGCCTCCGTGCGCTTCCAGCAGTAGTAGGCACCGGTGTCCTTCACCATGATGCCCTCGTAGCCCTTGTCCATCACCTTCGAGTAGAACTTCATCAGCTCCTTCTCGTTCTTGAGGATCTCGCCCTCGACGATGCGGAGCGGGCTGTCGTCGCCCTCGGCCTCGAGGATGGACTCGATGTACGAGAGGCGGTCCTCGTAGGTCATCTCCGACGTCTGGGTGTCCCACTCCTCGAGGCTCATGCCGTCGAAGACGTGGTACTTCATGTTGGAGTCGTCCTTCTTGGACTTCGGCGACATCACGACCGAAGCGGACTCGTTCCAGTCATCGCCAAGGGCCTCGCCGTCGAGCACGAAGTCGTCGTACTCCAACGCCTCGAGCCGCGCCGCGATGCGGGGCAAGGTCTCGATGGGACTGCCACTGCGGGTGAACAGGGACACCACGCCGCACCGCTTGATAGCGACGCATCGGAGACCGTCGAGCTTGGGATCGCCGCGGACCGGGTACTTCACCTCGCCGAGGATGGTGATTTTGCCGTTCTCGCAGGAGGACTTCAGGGTCTCCGCGAGCTGGACTGCGAAGCCCACGATCGAGTTGGGCCACGTCTTGTTGATGGCCGAGTCAGACACGCCGCATCGGAGGTTCTTCAGGAGGATGCGCTGGCACCACTTCTGCTCCACGGCAGTCATCTTCAGGAAGTGGCTGTTGACCAGGTCCTTGGCGGCATTGCCCTTGACCGCTCGGGACGCCAGCTTCTCGGTGATGACGTCGAGGAAGGCCTCGACCATGTCGTCACCAGAGCTCACCATCGATGCCTTCGGCATCTTGAACTTGTTGAAGTAGAACGGCACGTTGGCGTCACACGCCAGGATCAGTGCCCGCTTCAGCAGCTTGTTCTTGCGATGCTCGTCGAGAATGGCCTCCTTGGCGAGGCGACCGCTGACAGCTTCGAGGGATTCGAGAATTTCGATGACAGTGCTCATGTGTTCCTTTGTTCAGCGATTGAAGAGGGCGTAGTCGACCCGCTGGAAGGTCCAGCTCATGCTGGGTGCATCCGGGATCCGGAGGGTGTAGTACTTCATGTTCGGCTTGCGGCTGCTGCCGTCATCGTACTTGATCTTGTAGGTGCCAGGCTTGATGTCCGAGAAGAGAGCCCGCTCTCGACCGTAGGACGCCCACTTGCGGACCGATCCGATCCTCATCTCGTGCCGCAGCTTGTTCTGCTTGACAACACGAGTGATCTCCTCGACAGCTCGAAGGAGTCGTTCCTTTTCTTCCTTCTCGAGGCGTGCATCGTTGTCATGGGTCATGCACGACACAGGGCCAGTGATCATCGAGGAGATCTCTGACACGAACTGCGACAGGGCGTGGATACACTCCCCACGAGCCTCGAAGGCAGCAGGGTTCTGATACGCAGCTCCAGCAACAGAGAGCCTGAAGGCCAGACGGACCATGGTCCACAGGTTTCCCTCGCGGTCCTTGACGTCCTTCTGGTCCTCTGACCAGTAGAATCCCATGGTGCAGATTATGGGATAGCCCCCGTTGTCCTTCTTGACCTCGTACTCGAACGTGAACCCAGGAGCCCCGTTTAGAACGTCGTGCGACAGGAACGCCTTGTTGAGGCGACTCAGGTCACCTTCCTTCATGTACTTGACCGACGGCGAGGTCATCACCTTCTGAAGGATCAACCGCGTAAGGACAGCAGCGTGAGAGCTGGGAGGGATGTTCATCTGGGGGTGAGTCCTTCGACTTAAGAACTATACCACACAGCCGCCCCACTTTGCACTGATCTCACACAGATCTGCCCTGAAACGCCGTCCGACAGCGCCCCAAGGCAGATGTGCACGCGGGCAAACTCCCGTAGGGTCAGGGAGCGTCTGGCTTTCGAGCCTTCTTCTTGGGAGGCTCATCGAGCACCGGCACAGGTCTCATCAGCGTGACTGTGTCCTCGGGCAGGCAGATGGGTGCCTCGAGCACAACGACCCCCTCGGTCTGAGAGCTGACGGTCGGAAGAGCGGTTCCCACAACGTCGAGAAATTGCTTCTCTGACGGAGGGTTCACTCCCATGCTGCGACAGCGATCCTTGAGGAGCTCGAAGGTCGTGATTCCTGACTCCTGGAGGAATTTTGCGAGCGTCTTGCGGCGCCGGCGAAGGATGTCAGTCAGGTTGACGCGGGAAATGCTCTGCTTGTGAAGTCTCATTCATCACCTTGCCTCGCGCGAGAGGCGCTTCTGTGCTTCGATCTTCTGCAGCACCTCGCAAATTCCCTGCTGGAATTGTGGTGCCTTGACGATTGCGTCAATGCGGTCGTCGTTCACTTCCAGATCCCACTGCTTGACGATCTCTCGAGCGAACTTGGACATCACGCGAAGTACGTAATTCCTCGCTGAAGAATGGTTCATCTTGAAGCCGATCTCGGTCATGACTTCCGCGATCTCGCGGTAGTTGACGCCTCCGTCGGTCTCTGCAGTGCTCGCGTACACAGCTGCCTTCTTCGTCATCGAATGAACACCCTGGGCGAGAACCTCGCCTGTTGTATGTCAGCCAGCCTGGAAGTCAGGTTGGCGGCAGAGGTCCTGGACGGGTCCGACTTGGACTCGGACATCGCTGACAGGACCTCGATCTCTTGGGTGAGAAGGTTCTTGATGCGCACGACGTGGTACAAGATGAGCATCAGACTCATCCAGCACCCGCCCAGGAAGAAGATCCCCATCACCTGCAGCGCGAGGATCATGTCAGAGGCTCTCCTCGCTTGAGGGCCTCGGCTTCCTCATCAGAGATCGTGTACGGAGAGCGGTCCATCTCCTCGTCAAACAGGCCGAACCGCAGCCTCAGGATAGCGGACTCTTTGTCAGTCAACTGGCACAGTACCCCTCGTACGATTCCCAGCAACTCGTGGGCAGCGACATTCGCGAACGGATCGTTGTCCTCGCTCTTGTCGATGATCTTGTCCTCCAGTGCTCCGCTATCGGGATCGGTGGACATGGTCTGGTTGAGAGAGATGACGTTGCGCCCGGAGGACATCGTCGCCCGGACGACGGCCTCTGACGCATCTACGAGAGACAGCATCTCAGCATCCGAGGGCTCGCAACCCATGTGCGACTTGTACTCTTCGACCGCCTGCAGCATCTTCTTTTGCACATTCACAGCGTGCGCGGGAAGACGAATCATGCGCTTGCGACGCACGACGTGTTGGCTGATGGCTTGCTTGATCCACCACGTCGCATACGTGGAAAACCTGAAGCCCTTCTTGTAGTCGAAGCGATCGATCGCCTTGAGGAGTCCCAGGTTGCCCTCCTGGATCAGATCCTCTAGTGGCATGTTCGATGCCCTGTACTTCTTGGCGATCGAGATGACGAGCCGCAGGTTGCACTCAGCAAGCTTGTTGCGAGCTCGAGATGCGGCGTTTCCGCCCTTCTCGAACACCTGGAACAGCTCGACCACCTCGGGATGCTTGAGCTGCGAGAACGCCCGCAGGTCATTGAGGTACGCCCCGACGGCGTCCATCTGCGGGTCGTTCTTGCTCTTCTTCTTCTTGACGGGGGTCTTTTCGATGTCCATCATGTGCCTTAGTTGACGACCGAATCGCTGGGCTGGGCACCCCACAGCGATCGCTCGTAGATCATGTGTGCATCGGCCCGATCGTCGCGAACGATCATCTCGCGCTGCACGTACGCGAGCTCGACTTCCCACTTGCGCGTGCTCACTCCCGCCCGAATCGCCTTCTCGCGATCGCTGCGGAGGCCTTCCGCGCGCTGCGTCAACTCCATGTCCGCCGCGTAGGCGAGGTCATCCATCGAGACCACTTCGGGATCCACGAGGCTGTAGTTGCTGTTTCGGTCGACGTTGCTGAACTTCTTGATCTTCTTGTTCATGATCTTCTCTCGGAAGAGGTTGCACGCACTGCCCAATCTACACTAACTCTAACACATGTTCAAGAACTGTACACTACAGAATGCACATGTGACCTTTCAAAAATTGATGACACCCCACTCACCAGGGCCGATCGTGTAGACGACTTTTGACACCCCGACTGACTGCATGCGCATCTGGCATCCACGACAGGGTCGGGCAAGAGCCCATTCGCCATTGTTCCGGACCCGAGCTACCCAGACTGTGGAGTGAGGCGTCATCTTCCTCGAGAGCCTCGCCTCAGCGTGGTGGTTCGGAGCGGGCTTCTTGTCGGAGACGTTCCGAGCAGTCACGATCACGCCATCGGACCTGAGACCCACAGCGCCGAGGAAGTTCTCTCGACAGTCTCCAAGGTTGCTCTTGACTGCGATGCTAGCTGCGAGAGCAAGCATCTTCTTGTCGGATGGCACGATATATCCATAACTCGTTGAGAGAGACCTTTGCACATACTTACTTTCAGGAGATTCGCACATGAAAACTTCGCAAGCCGGGCTGGAATTCATCGCCAAGTGGGAGGGGACTGTCCTCAAGCCCTACAAGGACGTCGCGGGCCTGCGTACCATCGGCGTGGGACATCTGATTGTCGCAGGAGAAAACTTCCCTGACGGTGTGTCCATCACCAAGGACCAAGCTCTCGACATTCTTGCACGCGACGTCGGCAAGTGCGAAGTCGCCATCGAGAAGAACATCAAGGTCCCTCTCACGCAGAACCAGTTCGACGCTCTCGTCTCCTTTGGGTTCAATTGCGGCACCGGCATGTACACTTCCTCTGACGCCTGCAAGGAGCTCAACAAGGGCAACTACGCGGGGGTCGGCCCGGGCCTCATGCAGCACAATCACGCGAGGATCAACGGCGTCCTGGCTGTCGTTCCCGGCCTCACCAAGCGCCGCCAGGAGGAGTCGGACATGTTCAACTCTGTCGACGTTCCCGACAACTTCGTCCTGTGGACCAAGGCGATCCTCACTGACGTACAGACCAAGCTCGGCCGCCTGGGACTGTACGACGGAGCTCTCGACGGCTACTGGGGGAGCAAGTCCGACGGCGGAATCAGGACGTTCGCAGCCCAGATGGGTATCGACATCGTCATCGATCCTCGAATTGGAATCACCCGTGAGCTCATGGAAGCGCTGGACGACAAGGGCAGAGCCCCGGACGCATGATCCTCCGATTCGTCGTCCTCGTCATTCTCCTCATCGCGTCTGTTGTCGCGCCTCCGACCCAGAAGCGACGAACTGTCCTCGTGATTGGCGACTCGTTAGGCGTAGGCATGGGACCCACGCTACAGAAGCTAGGAAGAGCGGACGGAGACACGGTCATCGTGGAGGCAGTGGTCGGCACCACGACCTGCCAGTGGGCGACGCGGGTCGAGTCATCTGTCAAACGCAACAAGCCCACGACAGTCCTGATCTCGCTAGGAACGAACGACACGCCCAACACGCGATCATGGCTGACAGCTCACGTGGGATGTTACTCTGGCGTCGCCAAGGAGATCCGAGCGACCGGAGCGGACGTCATGTGGATCCTGCCCCCAACGCTGCCCGCTCGTCTCGAGGACAACCGCAAGTGGGTGTCTGTTGAGGCAAGGAAGGTGTCAGATCGGTCATTCGACTCGACCACGCTGACACTTCCGAGAGCACCCGATGGCATTCACTTTGCCCCTCAAGGGTACGAAGCCTGGGCCAAGCAGGTCTGGGCCTGGTCGAAGTGACTAGACCTCACCGAACTTGACGAGGTTCTCTGCGATTGCCTCCAGGCTGTACGTCAGGTCCTGCAACTGGTGCTTGTAGGACTCGCGGAGGTGCTGAATTGCGACAAACCGTCGGACTGCCTCGTGCTTAGTGAACAGCTCAGTCTCCTTGGAGTCCAACCGATCTACCCTGCGGAGGAGCGCGATCTTCTTAGCAACCTGTGACTTGAGAAACTTGACGCGCTTCGACT